AGTTGCCTTTCCGTTTGCTCTATTCGCAGCGCAACGATATCGCCGCATGTATTCGAGCACCTTAGCGGCGTTTGCGAATCGCCATTGGCGCCCGTATTCGCGCACTTTATCTACATTCGCGAGGCGCCACTGACACTGTCTTGAAAATTCCCCATTGCGATGAGCCTTGGCCCAGGATCGCTTTAGTTCGCGCTTACGATCAGATCGATTCCACTTCTTTTTGTGCGCACGAACCTTTTCTGGGTTAGCCGCCGCATACTTGCGACTCGCTTTACGGAAAACTTCGGGATGTGCAGCACGCCAGGCGCGATGGTATGCACGAGTTTTTTCGAGATCGGCGGCGTACCGTCGCTTGGCAGCTGCACGGTACTTCTCAGGGTTTCGGGCCCTCATTGAGCGACGCTTCGCAAGGCGCCCGAATAGGTTGATCAAGATCATTGCTTGCCGAGCCGCTCGACGGCCATCTCGCAGGTACGCAGCTCGATCGCGAGGTTCTTCGGCAGCCGCTCGAAACCGCCGATCAGCGGCAACAGCTCGCGCGTCGCTGTCGTCGAGCGTTTGATGCCCTCGATCTCCTTGGCGCGCTCGGGGCTTCCGGCCTTGCAAGTGACGGCGATGATCAAGTGCATCTTGGCCTCGGCGATGGCCGAGATGATTCGATCAAGCTCGGGTGAAATCTTCATCTAGATTCTCGATGGCCAAGACCACGTGCACGGCGTCGCGGGGCGCAACGGATCCGCGTGGCACGCATCGACGTCGTATCTGAAGTTCCAGTAGCGCCACATCTCGTCGTTATCGCCCGGCTGACATGCCGGAAGATCTTGGGCTCGAAGAACACGTGGAGATTTACGGTCCCATCGTCGTTGACGCTAGTGACGAGAGCTGGACGCTCACTTAGTTGTCGCGGCTGCCCACCACGATGCGTCACTCGTTCTCGGTTCGTAAAGTGATAGAGGACGACTCGCCCCGGTGTCGGCTTCATTCGGTTCCCTCGACGAAGTTGCGCGGAACGATATCACCTTCGAGTGTGCGATTCGAGTAGTTGACGCGCGTCAGACCCCACTCGCCAGCCTTGGCCCATTCAGCCGTCATGCCCGAGGACATTCCTTGGCCGCCGACCGCAACGATGCCATCACAGCGGCGCAGCGCTTCGAGGTCATCACGAATGCCGCGAACCCGATACTTGTCTTCATCGAGGACTTCGACGTAAGGCAACCACGGTGCCACGAAGCCGATATCGGGCACGGCCTCGACGAGCTTTTGGATCCAGTATTTAGCGCTCGCGATGTTCTTCAAGCGCTTCTCATGGTTCATGCCGACGGGATGCGCGACATAGAACAGTTGGATGCGGCCCTCTTTGAGCCACGCTTCGAGCGCGTCGTAGATTGCACGACGCGCATCGAATCGAGCAACAACCCTGGAGACAGCTTTATCATGGGACACAGCGGGGTCACCATGACCCGCAGCGATCGTAAAAACCTCAAGACCTATGCTTGATAGATCAAGGGTGATCAGAAGCTTGGCCATCTTGTCGTCGTCACGACAGAATCGTTGAAGCTCATGGGCGCACAGCGCGCAAAGATCCATCGATCTCGCGTCGACGATCGCGACAATTCGAGCGGATAGATCGAACTTGTTGCAGCGTTCGCACTTCATCGGATTGCAGCTCCTAATGCCTTTTCGAGAATCGCGGCGACTTCGGCCTTCGTGTAGAGCCGATCATGGTCGGCTTGATTCGGGACCCTGAATGGCTCGATCACGCTGCCGTTGTAATCGCGATAGGTCCATTTGCCGATGCCGCTTTCTACGCTCTGCAACTGCGTCGGAAAACTGCCGTCCAAGAGGAAGTAATCGCCTTCGCGAATGTCGTGATTGCCGGCGAGCCACAGCTCGGCCACGGCGTCGACTCGCACGCGCTCGGCAACTTCATAGAGACGCTTGCGCAGCTCGTCTACTTCAAGTTCGAGGTTGGTCTTCATCGGATTGCAGCCCCTCCCCGAATCAGCAAGCACGATCGCTTGCCTCGACGATCGCCGGTCGCGCCGACCGAGTGCTGCTCGTCGATCGCTTCGATCTGGGCCCAGCTGTAGATCTCGCGAACGAGCGGCGTGTCGGCGTTCGTCGCCCAGATCGCCGCGCCGCAAGCCGCCCACGACGACAGCATCGTACCGAGCACGCGCTGATCGGCTTCGTCGAAGCCGCCTTTCGCGTAGCCATCAAAGGCTCCGTCATAAGGTGGATCGCAAAAAACCGCGAACCCGTCGAGCATGTGCCGAAGCTCGTCGATCGTTCCGCGCGTCTTGCGCGACGCGGCGGTAGCCAATCGACCCATGAGCGGCGCGTAGCCCTCGGCGTACAGCTCGCAGTGATTTAGCGCGGCGCTGTAGTGCGCCATCTCCTCGGCGCCGAGCCAGCGCGGCATCGCGAGCTTGCCCCACGGCACGTTGAAGCGCCCGCTCGCGTTCGTACGCCAAAGGCCGTTGAAGCAACGCGCGTTCAAGAAGATAAACAACGCCGATCGCCGAGCCCACATCGGGCGCGGATTGTTGATCATCGTGTTGAATTCGACGCGCGCGGCCTTGTAGCCTTCTTCGCTGTGCGGCGCGGTAGGTGAGCCGTTGCCGTACTGATCCTCGACGCGGCGGATCTCGGCGTACAAGGCGCCGGGGATCTTCTGCACGCAGAGCCAGCAGTCGATCAGGTGCGGATTGATGTCGGCAAGGAACTTGTTTAGCTCGACGGGCAGCGCGAGCGCGACGGCGCCGCCACCGAGGAACGGCTCGACGTACATCTTGGGCTTGATCGCCGTGATCTCGGCCGCGAGCTGCGCCGCGAGGCGTCTCTTTCCGCCACACCATCTTAACCAGGGCGTGATGCTCGGCGGCGATACTTCAGTAGCAACAGCTTCCACGAGCGCTCGTCTAGCACGTCGCTCTGACAGCTAGCCTCGCGAGACGCCCGACTTGCTAACAAAGAGCCACGCAATTTCGATCTGACGTTCAGCGGCAGCGTGCGTCATCGTGCCGGCCTTGACCTCTGCTCGAAGCACCTCAGCTCTTGCGCTCCACCATCTGCGCTTCTGCATCTCCCAGGCTGGCGGCGCGATCGGGCCGTAGTGCCGTGATGGGCCTTTGCATGGGCTGTCATGCTTGTCCGGTAACGCACACCAATCGTCGACATCCAAACGAGCGCAGCACAGCCGAACTTTCTCGGGCTCCTCGTCGACTTCAGGCTGTGTAGTCTTGTTGTGGCCATTGCTGTGACCGTTCGAGTGGCCGTTCTTCATCTCTACCTGCATAGGGCTTCTTTCATCGCCTTGTTCAACATCTCGGCGCGGACCATCCAGCGATCGGCGAGCGCTTCGTCGCTCTCCATCAGCTCCAGCGCTCGGCGCTCGGCGTAGACGAAAAGCTCGCTTATCTCGTCCATCGATAGGCCGTCGGTGCACTCAGGCATCCTGTCAAGCTCGTCCTCGGCATCAGGCACGACGTGAGCCTGCGGATCGATGTCGACCCAGGTCAGATGCTCGCGAGCGCGCGTGATCGCAACGTACTCGATGTTGATCTCCTCTTGCGGCGGCGGTCGATCATCGCCGAATTCGTCGTCGATAACTCGACCGCATGCGAACGTTTGCTTGAGCAGGAACACGCGATCGGCTTCGAGGCCCTTGACCTTGTGCACCGTCGAGAGCAGCACGCCCGAGCCGCTGGCCTTGAGCATCTCCTGGAACAGCTGCTTGATCTTCTTGGGCTGCGTATTCGCTCCAGCCGCGAGCAGCATCTTCGCTTGTTCGTCGACGCGATCGGCCCATGCCGTCGAGCCAGACTTCTCGGCGCGGAACATCTCGGCGGCGTGCCATTGCTGGACGCTGAGCTTGAAGTCTTCGGTCGAGGTCAGGCGAAGCCCGTCGAGCACGCCGTACAGCGGCTCTAGGATCTCGCGGCCGGCGTTGATCTGGAACGGAACCTTCTCACGCCACAAGAACATCGCGACGTCGAGCAGCGCCGCGTTGTTGCGCGACAGGATGAATGTGTGGATCGTCTCGGAGTAGCCGCGCGCGAGCAGCCGTGGCAGCTGTGACATCTTCGCGTGCGAGACCGAACCCGGCACGGCATCGGGGTGCACTCGGAGCATCGGCACGCGCTTCTGGGCTTCGCGCACGATGTTCTCAGCGCAACGAAACGACACCGTGAGCGGCAGGAACGTGGCGTTGAACTGCTTGCGCGCGAGCGCCCATGCGCCGCTGCCCATCGAACCGCGCCAGCCGTAGATCTGTTGCCAGTGATCGCCGACGCCGATGAACCGCCCACCGGGGACCAACAGTCGGCGCATCAGCTCGAACTGCGGCGGCGAGATGTCCTGTAGCTCGTCAACGAGAACGGCTTTGTAGCGCGACGTCAGTTCGAGATCGTGCGCGAGCGGTAGCCACACCATGTCGCAGAAGTCGATCGACTTGGGCGCCTTGTCTTCGAGCGACAGCGCGTAGCCCGCGCGCACGGCATTGATCGCGGTCTGGATCTCGCCGTCCGAGATGCGCCCGAACAGATCGCGATCGAACCCGAGATCCAGGATCTCCTCGTCGCTCGGAACCTGCGTGGGTGCCGTCGTCTGCTCCTTCCACGTTCGCAGGATCTTCACGGCAGCCCGCTTGGCTTTGAAGCTCGCTGCCGTGCCGACCTTGTTGATGATTTCCTCGGTAGACTCCGATGCGACGACGATGCTCGGAAAGCGTTTCTTGACGATCGCGAGCCCTTGCGCGTGGAACGTCTTGACGTGAACGAGGCGCGTTCGCGGCAACGTCGGGAGCTTAGCCAGGATCTCGGCGGCGATCGGCTTATTGAACGCACACACGAGCGCGGATTGCTGCGGCAGAACCTTCAGCACTTCGAGAAGGCAGAACGTCTTGCCAGTGCCGGCGCCTGCCTCGACGACGAGGTTGCCGTTGTCGCTCGCGGCGAAGCCGGTGATCGCCTGTTGCTCCTCTGTCAGCATCATTTGATGTGCTTCCACGTCTTACCGGTAGCGGCTTTGCCGACGGTAACCTGATGAACACCGAGATCGGCCGCGATGCTGGCCTGTGATTCTCCACGAGCACATCGACGACGAATTTCACGAACAGACTTTGCTGTCAGCTTTGCTGTTGGTCGATCTTCACCGCGCTGCGTTCGCTGCTTAGCAACGGCATCTTCCATGTTCCGCTTGCGCGAACCGGGTGAGAGATGCTGAAGCGAAACGCACCCGCGCCGATCACATGAGTGCATCACGTCTTTCTTCGGCGGAATCGAACCGAACACGCGCGCGTAGATGTAACGGTGAGCGTAGATCGTTTTGTGCCGCCGCTTCGAGCCTTTTGGTGTCTTCACGCTGAACAATCCATATCCATTTTTCGCGCAGCCTGCTTTCCAAACGATGCACTTGCCGCGTCGAGCCGTCTTCGACCAGAATCGTTCGATCTCCGTCACACTTCACCCCAGTGATCGCCGATGCGCGCATCAACAGGAAACGGCACCGATAACCCGCCAACCTCATGTGACGATGAGATGCACTCGATGATGTCAGCCTTGATGTCTTCGGCATCGTCAGCCCAACATTCGACAACTGCGGCGTCATGAACCTGCACGATGATCTCGGCCTGCTTGTAACACCACAGTCTGTCAGCTAGCCGTGCCATCCCTGTGTTCATGATGTCAGCACCAGCCGATTGCACACCGAAGTTGAGGGCTTCCGTCGCTTCGATCTGGCCCATCGGCCACACGCGGCGCCGACCAAGTAAGAAGCTAGAAATCGTGTAAGGTGGCGTCGAAGCTCGGGCAATCTGTTGACGCTGCCAGTGCGTAACTCCAGGCATGCGGCCCATGATCTTGCCGATCGAGTTGGCGACATCAGCGAGCTTGACGTTGTAGCCCTCTTTCAGAAGCCCTTTCCAACAAGTCTCAGGATTCGCGCCGTAGAACGATGCGTATTCGAGGGGCTTCACTTGATCGCGGAGCTGTTTTTGATCGTCCTTCTGAAGCGTCTTGAAATTCGGGAACACGACCTCGGCGCACGCTGCATGGATGTCACCACCCGATGCAAAAATACCGCACAAGAACGGATCACCTGAGAGCAGCGCGATGATCCGCGCTTCGAGCTGAGCTAGATCGAAGCCGACAAACTTTCGGCCCTTTGGTGCGAAGACTTGTCGTCGCAAGTTCGGTCGAACGATCTTCTTTGTCCCATCGGCTAGCCGCTTGAACTTGCTCTTTGGAACGTTCGAGACCACAGGCTCGTAGCTCGCCCATCGTCCGGTGATCTTATGGACGTTCCAGATCGGGTGAATGCGATCGTTGGAATCAGCGTAGCCGTGTTGAATGATCTTGCCGTCGATAGTTCTATCGAACACCTGCCAGATGAATGTGGACAGGAGCTTGTCGTTCTCACGGAACAGCAACAAATCTCGAACGATCGGCACATCGACGAGCGACTCCAGGATGTCTTTCTTCGTCGAGATCGAGCCGCTCTTGGTAACTTGGTGCAGGTTCACGCCTACGGCTTGGAGTAACGCCGCGACGTGCTTGCCGGCCGAGATCTTCCAACGCCACTTGCCTTTGGCTTCGTCGGCTAGGATTTTGGCGCGGCGTACATTGTAGCGCTCCTCGAAGTCGGCGGTGTCGGCCTTGCGCTGGATCTTGGCTTGTTCCAACGCAAGGTGATGCAGGATCCCCTCGTGGAGCTTGGGATCGTTGGCGATTGCTTCGACGTGCTGGCGCCCTTCGGCAACGTTCTTGCTGAACGTCGCGAGCAGCTCGGAGTTGATCTCGCGCGACACCGGCATGCCGACGATGTGCATGCGTGAAGCAATCTCAGCCATCTTGAGATCAATTGCGTAGGTCCGCTCGTTAGCGTTTTTCTTGACGACGATTTCGATCGCCGGCCTGATTGCGAGAGTGGCCCCAGTGTCCTTCGCGTTGTAGGTAAGCAGCTTTGAAGTGTCTTCTTCACCAAGGCGAAATTCCGATTTCCAAGGCTCTACTGCAAAGAACTGCGCCGTGATTTGTTGGAGATTGTGGGCGCAGCCCGGAAACGCGGAGTGGTGCAAATACAAACTGTCGCTGAAATTGTCTTCGCAGATCTCGTAACCATTGGCCCGTAGGACCGTTCGATCGTAGATCCCATTTTGGGTAACGATCTTGATGTCGGCTGAGGCCAGCAGCAACTGGAAGTACGACATCGCCCACGGCTGAATCAGATCCCAGAGCACCGAGATCGACTTGTCCTTGGTCGCCAGCCCGATCGCGCGGATCTTCGCGACGTAGGCCATGAGCGCGTGATGACGTAGCGGATCGTCGACGTAAGTCTCAAGGTCGATCGCGACCTCGCCCTCGTCGAACGCGCGCTGAATCGCCTCGACGAATAGCCGCGTCGCCTTGTGGCTATCCTGGCCTTCGACCTCGACGGTGAGCCTGAGCCGCACGTCTTTGCCGCGCGCTAGCGCATCGATCTTGCCGAAGTCGTACGTCAGATTCACGAACGCGAGATCGGGCGTGTGGCTGCCCGCGATGCTTCGCCCGCCGCCGCGTAACAAAGCCGCCGGATGGATCCCTGGAATCACCGGGCGCGGCCCCGAGCCGTCGACGTCGACCTCGAAGCACGTGCTCACGATGTCGCCGATCTTGATCGGCTTCTTCTTCTTGGGCTTCTTGGCCTTCTCGATTTCGAGCTGCTCCAGCTCGACGAGCGCATCAGCCTTGGCCTTGATCTCGATGCCCTGGCGCGCTCGCTCTAGCTCTAGCCGCTCCTCGATCTGAGCGTGCGTGGCTTTCTTCTTGAACCGCTGCCGAATCTCGTCGGCGATCCCGCGCTTGTGGTAGTCGAGCAGCTCCTTGAAGATCCGCAGCTCCAGCTTGCCGAGCCGCTTTTCGCGCTTCTGTTTCGCGTCGGTCTCAGCACTCTGGCGCTTCTTCTGGCGCTTCTGCTTTGACTCGGGGACGTCAGGCGGATCGATCGCATCGAGCGCAGCTTTCGGAATGACGCTACGCGCGGCGACGGCACCGAGCGTCAAGATTGGGATGCCGGGGAACTGCGACAGCTCTAGCTGTAGTCGCGTCTTGCATGCCGCTGCGGCTTGGTTTCTGTGAACGTCAGTGCTACCGGGCTTAGGCAAACACAGCGTCGCATTTCCTACAAAAATCTCCTCGCGCGGTCGGCCGATCTTCGTCAGGATCTTGTCGACCTCGGAACCCGATGCCCCACAGAATGGACGGCCAAAGCGCACTTCGTTGAAACCAGGGCCTTCGCCGATCAAGATCCACAGCGGATTCTCGGGATGCTCCGAGAACACGGGCCTGCTTGGCTGGCCTTCATGCGAAAACGGGCACGTCAGGCAGTCAGCACCCTCGGCTGAGCCGCGCAACAGCGGCAAGCTCACGCGCTGCTCGGCGACGGCTGCCACCTACTTTACTCTGGTATTTCGAACTTCATCACAGCCTTCAGCCCCTTGCCATTCTCGATCCTCTTTGTGACCGTTGGCAGGCCATCGATGCGCTGTACCCTTTTCCTCAGCCGCCTTCTTTCGCGCTGTGGTTGTTTTTATTCCCGCTGCTCTACGTGCACTCAGCTCCTCGTCAGAGATATCCCTCGAAAATCCGCTCGCTCGTGACATTGAGAGGATCTGCTCGTAGACGAGCCCGGGATCGGCGATCAGCTTGCTACCCGGTAGCAGGTACGCGTGAACGTGCTTCCACGACAGCTTGATGACCGCGCCGGACACACACAGCGCTCGAAGATGCCGATGGACCGAACGGTCCAAGCAACCACCGTAGTCGTCACGGACCTCGCGCAAGATCATCGCGAAGCTGCGCGGCTCGACGATCGATACCGCTCCGAGCACCGAAGCACGCAGCGCACTCGCGCTCTGTGCTTGCCACGGCTGATTGACGTGGCGCTTGCTGCGCGTTCGATAGCCGACCCCGGGCGTGCGTTTCAGCTCGTGGAAGCTGTGCAGCTCGGGCCGTTTACATGACTCGTGGCGGCAGATGAGATTCAGAGCAGAATCGCCGCACAGATCTAGGACGCGACCGAGATTGAGATCGAGCATTGAACGCCAGCCCCCTGGCTATGTGTTGAAGCAACGGCACCAACTCCGTTGCTGAATTGCGAGAGGCACTTGTAGCGAATCGCGATCGATCGCGTCAATATTTTTCGAGCTGGAAAACGCTGACAGGGATCGCGATTTCTACGTCGCTGTGAACATCCTGTGGATAACCTGATAGCGTAGGGCGTATGAGCTGGCTTGCAGATCTCGGCGCAAAGCTCGGGCTCGGCCCGCGCCCCAGGCGATCTCTCGGGCAAACAACGGTGCACTCCGACGCTCCGACGTTCGTCCCGACTGACGAGGAAGTCGATCCGGCCTACGCGCCGCCGCGCCCCGACGAGGATGGTTGCTTGATCGTCGGCAAGAAGTTCATGCCGAAGTATCCATTCGGCTCATACCGCGTGTGCCTGACGCCGAACCAAGAGCGAACGCTGTTCAAGGGCAAGCGCGAGCGCCAGAAGAAACTCGGCTGCGGCGTGTTCGCGTGCGCGTACACGGCGCCGGGCAAGACCAAGGTCATCAAGTTCACGCGCGACACCGAAGACGTCGCCGCGTTGCTACAGGCCCAGAAGACCGGCGTCGTGCCGAAGATCCACGCGGTCTACAAGCTCAAGCAGGGCGGCACGTCGATCGATACCGGCGAGACGACGCCCGTCTACGCGCTCGTCGTCGATCGCCTGATCCCGCTGAGCCCCGATGAACGCCGAGAAGTCGATGAGAATGGGAGCCTGTTCCAGATCGTCGATGTCGTCGACGGGTACTCGACGGCTGATGATCTGTGCGGCGAGTATGGCTGCGATGATCTCACGCTCGGCACGCTCAACGCAGCGCTGAAGCTCAAGAGCATCGGGATCAAGTGGCGCGACATCCATTCGGGCAACATCGCGCTCGATCCCAAGACCGGCAAGGTGAAGATCATCGATCTCGGCGTCACCGGCACCGAGCTGAAGCGTCGGATCAAAGTCCTGCGCGGGCTCGGTCGCTCGCGGCTGCGCAGCTCACGCGTGAGCTTGATCCCATGAACGAGGCTGAGGCTGATCCTGTAGCGAGCGTTCACGAGATGACCGACGCCGAGGTCATGATCGCGCGCGTCGAGCTGCTCGAAGCGAAGTACCCGCGAGCCACGCGCGCCGGACTCATCGCCATCGATCGCGTGTTCCGCCTGATCAACTTCGTGCTGCTCGTGATCGGCGTGATCACGGTAATCCGCTGGTTCATCTAGAGCCGAAAAAAGGTCTCGCCACCGGAGAATTCCGGTGGCGAGTTACGTCGTCACTAGACAATTCTGGAGAATTACGACGACGAAAAGCGCCAGCTCGTGAGACCTCGCTTCGGCATTGAACCGTGGTGGTGTTCCACCGAATCACGAACTAGCAAAAAAGCGCCCGATGCGGCTCACGTCTGTATGTGGGCACGGCCATGAGCAAGCAGGAGGCAACGCTGAAAGGAGAACGCAGATTCCCGCTCTTGCATCGAGCAAAGCGAACTAGGCGCGGCGAGCGACAGAACCGTTCTTCGGTCCCGTCTGAGCCTGCGGCGGTGCAGCCGCTGCGGCCTTCTTGGCGGCGGGCGGTGGGGTAACCGGTTGCTCGGCCACCTCGATCGCGCGCTCCTTGCTGATCTCGCAGAACGTGCCGCCCGGCTGGACGTTGCCCTGCGCGTCGACCTTGCCCGCACCGGGGACGTGCGTGATCTCGACGATCAACCGCGCGCCCACCAGCTCGGCTGGACGGATCTTGTCGAGCCGCGCGCCGCACGCGACCATCAACGATGCCACGCGACCGAGCGCGCTCTGCTGAAGGCTGTACTTCTTCATCAGCTCGGCACCGAGGTACTCGCCCTCATCAGCGACCTTGAACGTCACTTCGAGAACGGGCTGTTGCGTCGACTTCGACGAGCCCTGAACAGCCGACACGATGTCCATCGTGAACATGCCGGGCGGCAGTTTGGGACCCTGTTGGCCATCCCATGGGTTGACGCCGGTCAGGTCGATGTTGATTTCCGGGAGATCTACGAATCCTTCGTTGCTCATGACTTTCTTCTTTCTGCTGGCTGCTAGCTATTGGGCCGACCAACCGGACTGGCCGGCCGACGAGTGACTGCGGGGGAAACCGCTGCTTGCTGAGGACGAGCACCATTGCTCGCCGCCGGCCTGGCAGCGTTGGGAACATGCGGAGCGACGGCGGGGCGCGGACCTTGAATCACCGGAGCTGGAGCGGCCTGCGATGGCGGTTGAACCGGTGCGGGCGCCGCGATCATGAACGGCTTGGGCGGCAGGTACGGCGGCAACGCCTTGCGCGTGGCCTCGGGATCGAAGCCCATCGCCTGCAAGATCCCGCTGTAGGTCGTGTTGACGAGCGGCGACGGTAGCTCGGGCACGCCAACCGCACGACGAACGCGCGCGGCGTACTTGCCCCAGTTCCTGGAGTGCAGCTCGTAGTTGTCGACGAATTCCTGACCGCGCTTGAATCGATCGTGGCGCATGTAGAGCTGGTAATCGCAGCCCGCACCGAACTTGCCCGACTCTGCGCCGGGGATCATCGGACCGCCTTGCGGGCGATCGTCGTCGGGATCGCGCACGAGGCAGAGCCACACGATGTTGCATTGGAAGCCCTGCCACTTGACGCGCAGATCGCGAAGATGGATCCCAAGCTCGCCGTAGGCTTTCCGGTTGTCACGGTTCGCGCCCTGTAGATCGAACACCGAGTTGAGGTAGAGATCGGCGTAGAACGTGAGCGAATCGTCGACGATCGTCTGAACCTGACCAGATGCGACGAGCGGCGCGATCATCTCGCGCGCGATGGCCATATCGTTCATCTTCTCGATGCCGAGCGCACGTGGTCGAACGTTGGGCTCGAACAGCACGCTCTCGTCGAGGCCACGTAGCGACTCGTAGCCCGACTCCGTGACGTCCGACAGGAACAGCGGACGAGGAAAGCTCGCCGCGAGCGTGGTCTTACCAGATCCCATGGCCCCGTAGATCAGGAACGTGTAACGCGGCGCCTTGCCGGTTTGGTCGGGGAGATCCAGGTTGATTTCACGCATCGGTTGTTGTCCTCGTCAGGGCTTTGCTATGGGTCCATCCGCAATTCGGGCACGTCGCTACGTTGACCTGGCGACTGCGTCTGGTTCCCTGTCTGATTCGTCTGGTCTGGGTCACTAACACGGTGGTCTGACACTTTGGGCACTTGTCGTAGCGCTCATGTGCATGGCGCCCAGATCTTGATCGCGGCTCGTCGTGGGCTTGATGCAAGCCCTCGCGCGTACAGTTCTCGTCGCGACACGATACGAAATCCGGATCGGAGAGCCGATCCGGCCCGAACAGGTCGTTTTTGTGGGCGGTATTGCCGAACTGCGACATGATCTAAGTAGTAGCTAACTAGTTACTGAATCGCACACGCAACTTGGTACTCGGCCTCGCAGATCTTCCGCTGATCTCGCAAGTTCTTGATGAACGTGAGGAGCCGCTCGCTCTTGGAAGCGTCGCCTTCGTCATCTTCGTCTTTGTCGTACTCGCGCACGATGTCTTCGAGGATTTCGACCGGATTATCAATCTCCGTCGTGGATAGTGGGTGCTTCCAGAGAAACAGCTTGGCGTCAGCAATAGCTTGAGCAACGCACATGAATCATTCTCCTGTTGCGCAGTGATCCCAGTGGTTGCACTTGCCGAAGCGGCCGATGCAACTGTTTCGAGCGCGCGGAAACGAGTCTGAAGACTTCGCGAGCTGGATGAGGCCGTTCCAGCGACGGAGATCGAGCCGATGCTGTTCGATCTGCCACGACGACGGGCTCACGATCGTTCGGTGGTACTCGGCGACCTTCTGTTTGCCGAGCAGGTTGATGATCACGCCGCGCAGCTTGCCGTAGCGACGATCAAGGTGCAGCCGATCCCAGAGATCGACCTGGCCGAGAACTTCGCCGTCGTTTGACCAACCTTCGAGCGAGCTGGAGTCGAAGCGCGCTGCCGTGTTGTGTGTGATCACCCCATTGACCACAAAGTTTTGTTGACCGGGAACAGTCAAATCGTAGGTCCGTTCCTCGCCAGAAATGACAACCGATTCGACCTGTTCCCACCAGATCTCTGTTTCTGCGTGTTTTTTGAGTAGCGGAAGATCTTCAGCCCACTTGGATAGTGTTCGACGTTCCAAAGCAGATGATGGCTGGCTCTTAAACTTGTTGAGAACCGTTGACGAAAGTTGCCTCGTGCCGTTGTAGACCCACGGGATTTTCAGGCGCTGTTCAGCCAGCTCATCTACAATACAGGCAACAGGTACGAGCGTGTCATCGCCATCGATTAGTCGTTCGCGTAGGGCAACGGCAGTAGAAATCAAGCGAACCGATCGAATTGTTCCGTCGATTACGCGATCTAAGAAAGCGCGCTTCGATGGGCGCCCAACAACAGTTGTGTTGTAGACGTCGTAGCGTACACCGTTAAATACAGTCCACGATGCTCGAACCGTTGCGTGAATGCCTAAGCGCAAGAGCAAGTCACGCGAAGCTTCGCACAGAGCCCGAGATCTTGATCCGTGCTTGATTGTTACGTCCATTCGAGCTTCATCGGCGCACTGACAACCGTCGCCATCCCACAGAGCCCCCAAGAAGATCCCAACTTGATGATCAGATAGCTCGTTGAATTCCTCTGGGGTGCACTTTTGTGCTGAACGCAAACCAAACAGACCGAGATCACCGAGCAGCTCACGCGCCGGGCTCCCCTTGCTCGTTGGTAGACGAATCGTTTGAATCGTAGAGATCGTGCCGTCTTTCAAAGCATAGGATTTCTGTTCACGCCTGAAGGTATGAGGCGTACTGCCGTCCTCAGAGAATCCCATTGCATAGAGCGTTTCGATGAAAGCGTCGAACACAGGCCCGGCTAACTGCGAAAATGCGAGGCCAGTGAGATAGCCCTCGGAGAGCATGAAACCCAAGAAACGAACTTCCGCATCCGTAAAGCGTGAGGCTTGCTGCAACCCACCCGTATTCTTGGCAACAGCAATCCAATCACCCGGTTTCAGATCCCCGGCACAAACCCAGCCACGAGACGTCAAAATCGGGTGGTTATCGGAGGCCCTCACTCTTCGGCCACTCTCGGAAACTACGTCGTAGATCGGTCGCACAGTATTTGCAATCGGTACGAGCGCTTGTGCTCGAACTAGCTTTCCGGTCGCCAGATCGTAGGAAAGAACCTTCGGCGCGATCCCTCGCCTGAACAGTTCATCGATTCGAACTAAGCGACTCGTGTTGTAATCGTGAACGAGCGAATCACCCGTCAAGCACTTGCTCTCGACGATGTAGGTGCCCGGCAAGATCCCAGGGCTTTCGTCGGGGATGAACGCGATCAAGTCGTAGCGGCACGAGTGCCCGGTGCGCGGGTCTTTCAGATCGTGCTCGACCGCGAGCGGCTGGAGCGTCTCGTTCTTGTAGTAGAGCCGATAGCCCGTGAACAGCCGCCACGCTTCGCTAAAGACGGCGGGATTGCAGCCCAGCTCGCGCATCCGTTGGTTGACGTCCTCGACGGTGAGCGGATAGCCCGGCGTGATCATCCGGTAGTAGTGGATCGCGAGGTACACGTGCGTGAGCGAACCGATCGCGAGCGCGAGCGGTTCACCAACGATGCCGAGGATGTTCGGCTGCTCGACTCGATCGAGGTAGCGCCGCTTCCACGCGTACGGACATTTCTGGAACAGCGAGACGTTGCTCCAGCCACTGCCGCTCGAAATGCCGCCGAGTCGCGGGACGTTCTTCTCGGCGAAGATCTGGCTGATCGCTTGATCCGTTGCGAAAAACTGCGTCAGCTCGATCGCGCCGTCGTCGAGATCGACGTAGCCACTTGCAGCTCTCGCGAAGATCTCGTCATCGCGGACCTCGTAATCGTCGTCGAGCGAGACGCCGAACTGATCGGCCACGCGCACGAGGCAGTCTTCGGCGACTTCATGAAGATAGAAGCCCGGTGCCGTGGTCTCGACCAGGTATCGATTGCAGAGCAAGCAAGCCGCTTTGCCGTTCATGGCTTCGCCTCGAAAGCCTGACCGGCTTCAAAGACTTTATCGGCTTCATCAATAGCTCGGAGTAGATCATCGACGGCATCGCCAATCGACGGCGGATCGTGCCGCCATGTGTGAGCCGCTATGTAGACGCCCATCAGGCCCGAAATCGCTTGGTGCATTTCTGCGCGTGTTGGTACGGGCTCTCCATCGACCCAATGGCAATCGGGGCAGCTCAGCGGGCCGCATGGCACTTCGCCGACGCCAACATTGACCATATCTTGCTCCAGCTCGCGGCCTTCACAGCTTGGGCAAATCATGTGGAAATCTCCGTCTTGTAGATGAGGGTGGCCACGATCTCAGCTAACTCCTCAGCCAACTTGAGAGCTTCCTCGATTGAAATGTCGACTTGAAATTCTCTCATTTGGCGCGCTTTAGCAGCTAGCTCTCGGGCTTTAGCCTCTAGTTCACGGCTCACGCGCCCTGCTCCGCGCGTTCGAGCATCTGGAGAATCTCGCCGAGCACACGGCGAACGTGCGGCGCGTTGCCCGAGTCGACGATGATCTTGAGCAGCGGCTCGATGCCTCGGAGATCAACCCAGCCCCGCGCTTGGGCTCCTAGCAGGAACGTGATGACGGGACCGATGATCTCAGGTGGAATCTTCACGTGTTCAGGTCTAGCAGATAGCCCTGACAGCTAGCCGCGATGTGCGTGCAGAACCACGCGAACTTTGCAGGTCAAGCAGACGCTGTAACAGCGATCGAAGGCTACTCGCTTGCCTCGACAAATGATCTGCACGCGCTGGCGCCAACGGTTCAGCGGCCCTCGACAGCACGGGCAGATCCACGGCTGCTTCTTGGGCTCAGGCAAGGCGCTACTTTCGTTTTGAAAATGTAGGAAGCCTGAGGCGCCCACGAGGAACGCCATACACGCGATCACTGCCGCTGCTCTTGGCGCGTGCCCTTTCTGCGCGCAAGGTTTCAACTTCTAGAATCAATGCGGATGTATGCAAGAAGACGCATTCGAGGCAACGATGGCACAAACCTCTAGGCTCCATTTTTTCGTCTAGCTCTAACGCAAGCTGAAGAGCAGTTACATTGCAGCCGGCACAGCGCCAGCCGTTCTCCCAGCCCCCATTCCAAAGTTCAGCGTCGGCGTCAATTAGCTTTTGGAGCTGTTTCAGATCCAAGTCGCTCATATCCCCTTTGATCACAGCGGATGGGTTGCATAGCCGCCGCTGTTCTCGACGTCGAGCATTCCGTCGACAGCGCTTACAGCGCTTGTAGGGATACTTGCACGAATGCGGTGAAGGACGCTTATTCTTCAAGCTCATTAACAAGATCCAACTCTGGCACCCATTCGGTTTCCTCGTCATCTCCGATGCGCCTCACGACGAATTCGGCCCAGTGATCTGGTAGGTCGCGCTTGAAATCATCTTCATCCTCGGAGCCATCAACTGAGTCCGACAAGTGGAAAGCAACAGACGGATCATCGCCCCGCGATCGTTTCGGCTTGGGCTTGTGCTTTATCGGAGCTTTGATCTCTCGCTCTGGCTCCCATTTCAATTCGCGCCAACGCTCTAGCCACCACAGCGGCTCCGGAACGCTCCACCTATCTCCGTTGGTGCACGTTACTTGGTGGTGGATCAATACTTGAGCGATAATGCTATTGGGGGTAGAGCAGCTGTCACAGAAAAAGAACAACGGCCCTCGACACCAATGACAACGCCATTCATGGCGCACGGATCTAGGGCACGCCGGACACAAATCAATCTCAGCCGTTCGTGAGAACCGCATACTGATCGCGCGATCTATCATGCCAACAAGTCCCGAAGAAAGCGATCCATGTCAGCGATCTCCTCGGGCCCACGGAACGCAGCGTCGATCGACGCGATAGCGCCCTCACCAGAGCCGACCCCGAGCGGCGACGCCGCTTCGAGCTTGCGGTGCAGCGCCGCGATGATCTTGCGGTCCACGAAGTGATCGGCGACGACGTAGGTCACGTTCATCGGCCGCGTCGGCGCGAACGTCCGCATCTCGGCTTGGGCGATCATGGCCGGCGTGTAGTCGATCTCAGCGAAGATCGCGCGGTGCGCGTGGCTGAGATCAATGCCGACCTGCGCCACAGACATCGTCGCGACGAGCGCGGCAGGCCCCTCGCGCCATTGGCTCAGAACCTGATCGCGGTTCTTCATCGGCGTGTCGCCGGTCAGCTTGAAGGCTTGTCGGCCGCCGGCAAGGAGCAGCTCGACGATCGAATCGGCAAGCTCGCGATGCCACGTCCAGATGACGACGGAATCCCCGCGATCGAGACAACGCTCGGCCTCTTGGATCGCTGCTGGGAGCTTGGCCATCGACAGCGCGTCGCGGTAGCGTGCGAGCGCGCCGGCCGTGTTCGTTCGATCCCCTTGGCGCAGGCTCTCGGCCGCGATGTCGAGCTTGCGGCGCTGTCGATCATCGAGATCGACGATCATCACGTTGCGCGAGATCGGCGGCAGATCATCGCAGACGTCGACCCAGCGACGGCGCAGCATAACCTCGGAGAGCCGCAGCGACAGCTCAGCGTCATTAGAGAGCCCGGTGAACCGCGTACCGTACTCCGTGACTTCGGGCGCCCCGTAGCGATTGCCGAAGTCGTGATAGCTACCGAACGCGCCGGGCGCGACGAGCCCGAGCACGCTCCACAGATCGGGTGGCATGTTCCAGATCGGCGTGCCGGTCGCTGCGATCACGCGCTCGGCTCGGGAAGCCAGGAACACCGCCGCGCGCGTTCGGCGCGAGTTGCGATTCGTCAGCATGTGCGCTTCGTCGAGGATCAGCGTCCCGATCTGCGTGCCGTCCTGCCATCCATAGAGGATGTCGTAGTGGCCAAACACGATCGGCTTGGCCGCTTCGATCGGGTCGAACAGCCGGCCAGTCATGATGCCGATGTCTTGCCCGGGGAACACCCGGCGCAGCCAGCCGAGCCAAACCTCGCGGACCATCAGCGGCGCGATGACCACGAGTTTGCCAAGGCTCCAATCGTGCGAGTACGCGCACGCGAGAGTGTTGTGCGTGACAATGCAGTGCTCGGTGACGTAGAGCTGATCAGGTGCATCGACGGAGATGCAGATGACCTCACCTTCACCCTCGCGCTCGATCGAAGCAAAGTGTCGCGCTGGTTGAAACTTCGGGCGATCACGATAGCCTTGACGTGAACGAAACGGCTTGATGCCAGCTGGCATCGAAATCGTCAAACGATACGATGGGCGCCCAGTTTTGTGCTCGCCTTTGTAGGTATAGCTAGAAGTCGCTCTCACACTAAGTCGAGCGATTCCACCAAAGCTCTCGACGAGAAACCTGACAGCATCGACAAGCGCTTTTGATGTCGAACTGAATCCTACGAAACGTTTGTTATTCCCGTGAAGCTCGCCGTCAGTATCCATCAACCCTTGCAGTAGCCCTAAGCGTTGTAATTCAGAGGCAAAAAGGTACAAACCTGGGACGAACTTTTCGTAGGAATGCAGGCCCATCAAGCCGAGATCGCGAAGCGCATCGATCACAGGATTCTTTTTGTGAACGAGTCCACGAATCCCCCACGCCGGACAACGATCATTCGATTGGCGTTTGGCCAACCTAGTACCATTAGGTAAAACGCGTTCAACCTCACGCGCCACACCCAAATCCCCAGCCGTGAAAGTCACGCATCGCTGAGTAAACGAGCCATCACCGAGAAGAACACCGAGTAGATATGGATCGATCGGAAGCGTTCTGCTTTCAAGTAACAGGGGCTTCACAAGAGGGATGCGCCACTCGCGCTTCAGCTTGCTTCCATTCTTAGAGAAAAGGCACGTTGCTAGATCACGCGTCTCTTTGACCTTCGGCGCCTCTCCTCGAAGCCACGCGTTGTGATTGTAGGCGGTCCAACGATGATCCCCGTCGACAAGGACTGAGGCCCCATCAGAGAACGTTACACGATAGAGCGGCAAAACTCCTCGATGGAAAACCCCAGTTACGCGACATGAGAATCCGTCAGAGCCGCAAACCCGATCCCCAAACCGAAGGCGTTCGATCGACTGCCAACCACTAGGCGTCATGATTTTTGTGCCGACTAAGTGCCCTTTGCCAACACGGGGATCGTCACCGAGCAACGTCCCGCGCCGCGAGCGGATGAAGTCGACGGCGGTTTTCTGAACGTTGCGGAGCTTGAAGCCAAGCTGCTCGGTGGCGAGATCTCGGCCTTCCCAGATCAGATCACTCGATGCCCTGATCCGGCTCAGAGCCCTCGCCGCATCGTCATTGTCAAGCAACGGCAAGTGCGATCGGTGGATCTCTATGTGATCGGCGATCACACGAATGCCGGGAGTCACGGCGATCGGCCGGATAGTTTCTTGGTCCACAACGAACCAATCGAGTTTTGCCGCCGGTTTGAGCATCCCGTGCCGATTGAGCTACCACACTGACCTGACTTTGCGGCTGACAGTCAGGGCATCGTGTTAGCTACGACCCTCTCGCTCCATGCCCACCCCAGCCGAGCTATCAGCACGCATGGCCCGCGATCGATCGCGGATCGCCGTCAAGCTCGATGGGGACTACGTTAACGCTCGGGCCAAGCGCATCAGCATCTGGAACGAGATCCTGAACATTGAGATCACGACGGGCTCGACATTTCTCGTCGCGGTGCCCGAGAACGTGCCGTATCTCTGCGTCGGGCTCACACAAGAGATCTTGGCGATGCCGAGGCCAGGTAGAGGCGGCGATCGATTCTGGACGTACATAGAGCGGCGCTACGGAATCACCGAGCGCGAAGAAGCCGCCAAGGCAATCCTCGACAGATATAGGAGCTATGCGATGCAAAACGGAGCACACGTCGCGGTTCGGCGGTTCGCGGCCTACAAGAACCAGACGGTTTACTTTTCTAGCTACAACGGCCAAATGTGGCGGCTCGACGGCGAGAACATCATGCAGGTCGTCAACGGCGAAGACGACGTGTTCTTCATCGACGACGACGGTGGCAAGCACGTCGATCCCGAGGTCGGTGAGCACGGGATCCTGTTCGATCGGCTCGTCAATCACCTCTCGTTCTCGTCGTCGGGCATGGGTGGGATCTCCGACCAGCAAATGCGGATGGCATTCATCGTGTGGATCTTCGCGCTCGCGCTCCCCGATCTCATGCCGACCAAGCCGCTATTGATTCTCGAAGGAGCACCAGGCAGCGGAAAGTGCCTACAACTTGGAACACCTGTGCTTTGTTTCGACGGGTCCACCAAAGCGGTTGAGGATGTTCAAATCGGGGATCTACTCATGGGCCCTGATAGTCGACCTCGCCGAGTCCTCGCAACAACACGTGGCCGTGGACCGTTGTTCAAAATCTGTCCGGTCAAAGGCGACTCGTGGGTTTGCAATGATGCCCACGTCCTTACGCTTGTCTCATCGCATCGAGGAGAGATCATCGATATCTCAGTAGATCAGTTTCTGAGTGAGACCGCGTACTTTCGCAGTGATTACAAGCAGTTCATGACGAGAGTGGACTTTCCACCGCAGAAGGAACCGCTCCCAATCGATCCCTACTTCCTCGGTGTCTGGTACGGCGACGGTACGGTTGTCGGCGACGGCACAGCTTTTCCAAAGCAGTACCTCACAGCATCACGAGAAGCACGAGCACAATTTCTAGCTGGGCTCTTAGACACTGACGGTTACCTCAGCCTCGGATGCTTAGACATTGTGCAAAAACGCCGAGGCTTCGCTGATGGAATCTGTTTCCTAGCTCGATCGCTCGGCCTTCGAGCAACACCGCCAAAGGCTAAGTTTGTGCTCGGCTACGAGGAGCCCTACTGGCACGTTTCGATCAGCGGCGACATGAACGGCCTACCGCTACGTATCCCACGCAAGAAACCGGATCCACGCCATCAGATCAAAGACGTAACGCGTACAGGCATCACTATTGATCCAATCGGCGAAGGCGATTTCGCCGGATTCACACTCGATGAGGACGGCCGATTCTTGCTCGGTGATTTCACGGTCACGCACAACTCATCAGCGGTGCAGCTGCTCCAGCAAGCGCTGCTCGGCGAAGCCAAGCCGATGATCCTCTCGAAGAACAAAGAAGACGACTTCGGCGTCTTGCTCCTGCGCTCGCCGATCGCCGTGTTCGACAACCTCGACGCCTACATCGACTGGCTCCCTGACGCGATCTGCTCGTACACGACCAAGGGCACATGGACCAAGCGCAAGCTGTTCACCGACAGCGAAGAGGCGACGATCAAGCCGCACGCGTTCATCGCCGTGGCCTCGAAGAACCCGGCGAGCTTCCGGCGCGAGGACACCGCCGATCGCTGCGTTATTCTGCGCCTCGATCGCCGCGAGCAGTTCACGCGGTTTCAGTCGCTCGAAGAAGAGATCCAGCAGCTACGCCCGCAGATCGTCGGCGAATACATGTGGTACGTGAACCAGATCGTCGCCGAGATCCGGCACGGCGCGCTCACCGAGAGCGCAACCGAAGTTCACCGCATGGCCGACTTCGCCGCGCTCGCGCGCGTTGTTGGTCGCGTCGTCGGCTGGGAACCCGAGGCTGTCGCCGATCTGTTGAACGCAGTCCAGGGCGAGCAGATCGCGTTCATCAACGAGGAAGATCCCCTCGTCGAGCTGCTCCACAAGTGGATCGTCTACCGCCCGCGCAACGCGCCCTCGAACGTCGGCCGCGAGCTTGGGCTGTTCCAGCTGTTTCAGGAGATGGAAACGCTCGCCAACGCCCACGGGATCCAGTTCTACAAGAACGCGCGATTGCTGTCACAGAAGCTGCGCTCGCAGCATATCGAGCGTGATTTCATCGTTCAGCTGCTCGCGCCCGACGGCCACAAGAGCTATCGGATCTGGCGCAAGACGGATGCGCGGCTCACGAGCATCCCAGCTCTAGATCCCGTCGATCCAACAGGAAGCGATGACGACTGACAGATCAGCGTGGTAGTCCTCGGGCATGACCGAAAATGGCTCGTCCTCGAACCCATCTCCAATGAACCCTCACGTGTCCTCGGTGCCCTCAGCCTACGGTCATACAATCTTCGGGCAGCCCCACAAACCGTTCGGTGTAGCCACACCGACGATCCCGGGCACGAACCAATCCTGCCCATGTGCATTCGGCCGATTCTGCCCGCTCCACAGCAAAGCAGAAGGACCGAACGCGAAGGCTGGGACAGCCGGCACACGGTACATCCCGGGATCCGACCCCGCAGTCAGCCCACACGATCAGATCGCGCAGCTCGTCGCGACTTTCCTCGACGGATTGATCGGCCAAATCACGGCGAGCGTCGTGCGTGAGCTGGAGCCCGTGCTCGCCGAGCAAGCGCAGCTGTTCCGCGACCTCATGATGATGCGGGGAGCCGAGCCAGAGAACAAACCAACAGCTTGCCCTCGATGCCACAACCCGGCATGCCAGCTCGACAAGCTACGTAGAGAGACCTTCATCGACGTCTACTTCGTCGAGAACAGTAACGATTGGGCTTGGGCTCACTGGACGGCGAACCCTTGCGCGGTACGCGTGTCCATCGGCGAACGGCTGTTCTACGTCGATCAGCCTATCACTATCGCTCCATCGGAGTTTGTGGCCTACGAGAGCTTCGTGATCTCCGAGATCACCGACGGCGTCGACAACGCGCCGAGCTGCCGAACAACCGACATCGAAACCATCGCTAACGTCATTCAGCTGCTCTCGGAAGGCTTCACCTTCGACGACGCGATCGAGGAATCCATCTGAACAAGATCGACGAAGCGCGCTGACAGAGCAGCATGGTAGATTCGGAGCGTGTCGTGTAACGCCCATCCCGAGCCTCTGCCACCCGGCGCTGACGTCCAAGGCTTCACGCCTGACCCCAATCTGTCGTGGGTCTCGGTCTACGCGGCGGCGTGCGAAGATCCCGAGTGCGAGGAGAATCATCGGCAGCTGTTCATCGTTCCGATCATCGGCTGGGCGCAGGTCAACGTCCCACGTGAAGATGCCGACTTCGACGAGTGGCGCTTGCGGCCTTCCATCATGCTCAGCAATGGAAACGTCGTCGACTATCTCGACCTGCCCGACATGTATCGATTCGTTGCCGTGCTGAGGGCCAATCAGGACGTGCCGACGATCGCTCGCGACATCTACGCGCACACCTTCGGCGATGCCGAGGCCGAGAAGATCACCAGAGTCATCGACGAAGCACAGCTACCGAACTAGGGCTAGCTGTCAGAGCAAACGAGTAGGGTTGTTTTGCGATGCGCGAAACAGTCCATTTTGGAGCCGAGAACCTACCGGCTCGATTCTGGGATAAAGCAATCCCCGAACCGATGTCAGGCTGTTGGTTGTGGATCGGCGCAACATCAGACGGGTATGGATATCTTCGATGGCCTAACGGAGCTAGCCCACAACGTCTTGGGGCGCATGTCATCGCTGTGCTGGCCTCGAATAGAGTTATCCCGAATGGCTGGCAAGTTGATCACCGCTGTGAGGTCAGGTGCTGCGTAAATCCAGAGCATCTTGACGTCGTTACCCATGACGAGAATCACGCACGTCGACATCAGCGCCATCCCATAACGCATTGCTCTAAGGGGCACGAGTACACCGACGAGAACAGTTACTACGTCCAAAGCTGGAACGGGTACTTCCACCGGAAATGTAGAACCTGCATCAAAGCCAACTCGCTGGCTCGTAAGGAATGATCGTGGCGAAGGATCCGAGCCGAAAAGCTCCGCGACGTGCGCGAAGGCCGACGCCAATCGACGATGATCTCGCCGAGCTTGCCGGTGTGCTCTCCGAGTACGCGCTCGACAACACCGCGTACGGTTGGTTCCGACCACCGTGGCGCGACGGTAGGCATGCGATCGACCTCGCGTGCTCCGTGATGACGGTGTTGCCCCCAGACGCTGACGCGTATCTAGAATCTATCGCGCATTGGCTGACCAGCGAGCAAAACGGGAACAGCTCGCTTGCATACGAACGAGCCGGCAGGCTCTACAACGGTCTGATCCAGCCCAAGATCAACACCGATCCGGTCCGCTTTCTCGCCGCTGCGCTGCGCTGTTTCCAGCTCAAGATCGCCAACTCGCATGGTGGCGGCGTCACCTACAACGAGATCCTGATCGCAGCGTTCTTGCCGATCGAACCAGCTCTCGTCGAAAGGCTCGTACTCGAATACCGCTGTCGCGATGCGATCGGGACCACGAGCCACCTCCAAGGCGACAAGTACGATCGCGAGCGCAGCGCTTTCTCGATCGCGTGGAAGCGTGGCCTCTACTTCGCCGCGTACTCGATTCGACCACCAGGAAGTGAGATCAAATTCAAATGAGCGCACCAAGTCTGATCCCAGACAAAGACAAGACCAAGCCCAAGAAAGATCGCGTCGACCTCAAGCTCTACAACGCGATTGCGATCTTCGACGTCTACATGGTGTCGCGAGACGGCAACCTCGCGCGCGAGTCGCTGATCTCGGCTATCGCCTCGGGCGACGTCGAGCCGACGGAAGTCACCGCGACGGAGATTCGCCAACAGGGCTCGATTCGAGCTTCGTGGCTGGAAAAGAGCCCGTACATCGCGACCGACGTCACCGATGCCGAATTCGAGGCGTTGAAGGGCATCACGACGAGCGCGGCCTTCGATCGTTTCTACACGCGACGGGGATAGCAATGACCAAAGACTGCTTGCCACTTGTCGAGAAGCTAGCTGCATACGATCA